GTGTACTGAGGCGATGGCTAGGTATGCCTGCAACAACGAAGATTTCCCTGACGTCGACAAGTGGGGAGGCCCAGTTTGGGGAGGCAGCGCGCCACAGGCCAAGTGCGCGAGCCTGTTGTACCTAAGCGGGCTGTCCTGGGAGACCAGGAATGTTCTTGCCGAGGCAGGGCTACGAGACACTCCACTAACTAATTGGAAAAAGTACTGGAAGGAGGCTGCCGATTTAGTACGCCGTTCAGCACGCGTAGGACGCCTGTCCGGCAACGAGTGGCTGTCGCTAAGGAAATGCAGCAATGTGTCGACGCGAACAGTAGGGGAGGCTGACTGGGAAGGAGAGTTGTACAAGCGTACCTGTAGGGAGGTATGGAAGGTGGCGCCCGTCGGCAACTACTACGACGAATACAGGACCCAGGTGCGCGACATACAGCAGAGATCCACGGCGCAGGTGATGAAAAGGAACGATGATACAAGCTTCGACACAGCCATAAGGGAGCGCGCGGTGCGCTGCCCCGCTGGGACATCGTCCATGGCGAAGATTGCTGGGGAGCTCGGTTACTTATCCCTAGCAACTAGGGGAGACCGGTGTTCGAAGAAAACCGTTGCCGCAGCGATGATGGTGCTGTGGTTCCACATGCTGCGCGCAGCGATACCCGTCAATCTAGTACGGCGGAGCACAAAACTAGAACCCGGTGACAAATGGCGTGCATTACTGGCTTCGTGCGACGGTAGGTCATTCGTGGACGCGCACGCAACAGCAGGGTACGAGGGCTCAGGTAATGTAGATGGCAACATGGCGAGTCAACGCCCCGAGGAGATAGCAAAGTCCCTAGACGACGCCGACACTCAAGGTCCAGGAGAGACGGCCAACAGCGAGGATTACGAGGACTACAACACACAGGAGACACTAAGCGAGCTGGTGACCTTGCAGGTAGAGAGCGCGCTAGCATTGGAAACCTTCGGTGCGCATGACAAGGCCATGTCAGCATGGGACACCTCATCATCGACAGCAAGGTCTGTGATGATAAGCGCCACGGAAGCGCAACGCATGTACAGTACTCTGGTCAGCGGGGGAAGGAGGACAACCGAGGACAACACGAAGAACAACGGTGCGTATGACAACACCAATACAAAACTGTGCTTGCGCGTCACGGCGGTGCACGCTGTAAGGGGTGTGCGCAAGAGTGGTGACGACAAGAAGGGCATTGCACGAACGGCGGTAACCGCGCTAAGGAATCTTAAAATGACAGCGCTCTCGGGACTTGTCATGAACCCCAAGAAGCAGTTGTTTTCGAGGAAAGGAAAGGGAGAATTCTTGCAGCGGTGCACAGCGCGCGGAGCACCGGTTAAGCAACCGCTCGCCGCTGTAGTGGCAACGCTCTGCTTCGGCAATTGGTACAGACCGCTGGCGGTGTGGCTAGCGGACCTATTGGGGAGCCAGTTGTCAAATTGGGCGGAAGCTCACAACAGGGACCTTCCTAGGTCGATCGCAGCTAGGATGTGCGGAATGTGCCTTGACCAGCTCATGTGCGTATGGAATGAGGGGAACCGGCAGTGGGTACAGTGGAGACGACATGCGCTAGTGACATTAGAAGGCAGGGCCTTATTTTCAGGGGTAATAGGCTACGGAGACAGACGTCTCCCTGACTTAACGGTACGGCGGAAGCCGGAAGATCACTGGGTCACGTCACCAGGCATCAAGGACTGTATGGGGAGCCCAACACGGCAGTGGATCCTTGGGCAACTTAAACCATGGCTTAAGGAGCAGTACGCAGGAGGTTTGGCTGTGGCGGCAATCGGCGGAAGTCAACAGACCGTCTACCGTGACGCGGCGAATGCGAAAGCGGTGTCTGGGTTCGAGATGACGCCCGGTGGTCCAGAGTTTTTTGAGGTACCGCAAGGGCTGCTGCCGGCGGGCCGGTGCCCGAACCTAGAGGAAGTTTGTCAGGCATGGAGGCGCGCGAAGGAATCAGGAAGGAGAATGACGCTAGATGCAGTGTTCGCCTCGCTAGGGATAGGTAAGGAAGAGGCGCAACTGCTAGGCGGCCTGGATATGGCGCTCAGGATGGCACCGCCCATGATGTTGAAAAGGGTGAGGCCGCTCGCGGCCGGTCCCGTAAGGAAGAAGTACCACAGGATAGATACGGGACTGATGGCGGCACTGATGGAGTATAAAGCACCACATCCTGAGCTTGGGCTGTTTCTGGAGGAAGCGGCGGAACGCAGAGTGATAACCGTATTAGCAGCGAGGCACGGGTGCGGAGTGAGCGCCTTGTGTAGAGTGGCAAAGCAGCGCGAAGCAGTGCGGTTCGATAGATACGCTAAACTGTACTGTGGACTGGAAGCTTATCACAGGCCAACGGAGAACACAGGCTCGGACCAGGCAATATGGAAGTATGTAGAGGACGTGGTGGCAGAGAGGCTATGGAGCGGAGTCACGCCAGGTCTGCTAGCCATGATAACGCACCATAGACCGGAAAGACTGGCAAGGGCGCTGGAGAACCGCGGGTTCGAGGTCAATCGAATAAGATTGGAACTGGGGGACGAGAAGGTAGAGAAAGTAATAGCGAGCAGGGAGTGCGCCCCGGAGTTAGAAGCCTACATGCGTGCATCATGGGTAGAACTAGACGAGGAAACAGTGGGGTGGGACGTGGTTGATAGTCACGCGAAGGCATGGATAGCTTTCGGTGGCAGGAATAGAATGGACTGTGCGGTAACGGGGACGCTGAGCGGAGCCTGAGCGTGCCACGGGTGAGGAGAAGAGAAAAAGCG